GTCTCTATGCGCTCTCCCGTATGGGACACAAAGGGGTAGGCCGTACCTTTTCCCGTTGCGTGATGCGTTGCGTGATGCGTGATCGATGCGTTGATTCGTTGATCTCAAAATGAGCGCGTAAGTTTGGCTATCGATTGGGACACAGACCCCCGATTCACGCGCCCCTTTACGTCCCCCGCCCCAAGGAAAAATCAGGTTTTCCCTACACGCTATATTTCGTGTAGTATTTGCACATATCGTTTAAGGAGGACGTATGCAACAGGTGTATGAAGTGAGTAAGGATGTGCCTATACCGCAGCCGATTAAGCGGCATAACTACCCTTATGAGCAGTTGCAGGTTGGGGAGTCGTTCTGGGTTACTGGAATCAGTATGCAGTCCCTTTGCAACTCCAATAGGAGGCAAAGCAAACGGTTGGAGAGGAAGTTTATCTGCCGTAAGGAAAAGGACGGGGTTAGGGTCTGGAGGGTGTCATGAGTTATGCAGATCAATTAGAGCCTACTGCCAAACTAAGATGGGTGAAAAATGGTAAGGAGTACACGCTCCAGCAGTGGTGGAGTAATCAGGCCAATGTGAAGATGGGGCCAACCCATATGGTCAAGGGTGAGTGGAAAGACGTTCCTATGGAAGACCAAGAGTGAGCGTGATGTTGGCTGTCTTTGGGCTAGGTGCTTTTACTGGCTTTGTGTTTGGATTGATATTTGCAGAATTGGAGAAGAAGTGAGCGCACCTAACGAGGTAGCACCAGATGATGCACGGCATGACTACATAGCCCGTGTCTACAAGATGAGCCATGCCGAACTATTTGCCGAACTCATGCGGGTGCATACCGAGGCTAATAGGCTGGCTACTGACCTGCAAGCCCAGATTGATGAATTAAAGAAAGAAAGCAGTAGTGACTGTGCGGGGGTTTGATGTAAAGAAGACGGCGCAGGCTTGGTTTAAGCAAGCGTCTAATTTGGATAAGGATTACTTTTGGCGCTGCATGAAAAGCCATAAGGAAAACTCTAAACCTAATGGAGACTATCCTTACTGCGGTATACACGCTGAAACATATAAACTGATGGTTAATCACCCTTGGGGTCAGGAGTATCTAAAAATTGTCAAACTTAAATAAGGTTCTCCCTCAAATCGCTCCCATGTGTACAGATATGTGGGAACACTTCACCACCCTTAGAGACTACGCCCAAGAGTGTTCATCGGTAGTTGAGATGGGGGTAAGAGGTGGCTGCTCTGCTTACGCCTTGGCTGCTGGTTTGGAAGCCAGCCCCTACAAAGGCAAGTGGATGCTCTACTTGGATATTAACGCCTGCCAAAACCCCAAGTTAGAAGAACTGTGCAAACTGTCTGGCATCAGCATTGAGTTTAAGCAGGCGGACTCCAGACACATTGATATACCTACCTGTGACCTACTCTTTATCGACACGCTCCATACCTACGGGCAACTGAAGTTAGAACTATCGCTTCACCATGAGAAGGCTAAGAAGTACATCATCATGCACGACACCGATGCCCCTTGGGGGTTTAAGAACGAGGTTGATGATGGCTCACCTGACCGTGGACTTTGGCCTGCAATTGAGGAGTTTGAAAAGGAACACCCTGAGTGGCAGGTGCATGAGCGCTTCCGTAACTGCCACGGCTTAACGATCCTTCTTCGCGCATGAAGTTTGACACCAAGAAGTTTTACCAGTTTTGCCGCAACCTAAAGATTGAATCTAAAGAGCAAGGCATGATTACCTTGGGGGAAACCCTACTAGGTACTCAGACCTATGTGATCGATGAGGTAGCCAAAGGCTTAGAAGACGATATTCATTTCTTCATTGTGTTGAAAGGCAGGCAGTTAGGTATTACCACCATCAGCCTTGCTATGGACTTGTACTGGCACTTCCTAAACCCCGGTATGCAAGGCACTCTAACTACTGATACGGAGGAAAACCGTGAGCAGTTTAGAAGCACCCTACAGATGTACATGGACGGACTACCCAAGGAGTACAAGATACCCCTTATGTCCCACAACCGAAACCAGATGGTTCTCAAAAACCGATCCAGAATGTTCTACCAAGTCGCTGGCACAAGGTCAAAGGGAACACTGGGACGCGGTAAAGGTATCACTTTCTTGCACGGCACTGAGACTTCTTCTTGGGGTGACGAAGAAGGACTCGCCTCTCTTCTTGCCTCCCTCGCAGAAACCAACCCCCTTAGATACTATATGTTCGAGTCCACCGCCCGTGGGTTCAATATGTTCCATGATATGTGGGTAACAGCCAAGAGAGCGCGTACACAAAGAGCCATATTTTGTGGCTGGTGGCGCAATCAACTCTACGCTGCCAAACCAGATTCAGACGTATACCGAGTCTATTGGGACGGAAAACTCTCCGCAGAAGAGAAAGAATGGACGCGGGAGATTAAAAAGATATACAACTACGAGATCAATAGCCGCCAGATGGCTTGGTGGCGCTGGAAGTTACACGAAGGGCTAAAAGACGAAGGCTTGATGTACCAAGAGTTTCCTCCCACAGAGGACTACGCCTTTGTGATGACAGGCTCATCGTTCTTTTCTACCAGCAGATGTACCGATGCTATGAAAGTAGCGAAATCCATAGACGCTAACTATTACCGTTTCTCTATGGGGGCAAACTTTCAGGATACTGAGTTACTACAGTCTACCGCACGGCTGGCAACGATGACAATTTGGGAAGAACCCATCGATTCAGCCTACTACGTGATCGGTGCTGACCCTGCCTACGGTTCATCCGATTGGGCAGACCGCTTTTGTATCCAAGTTTACCGCTGCTATGCCGATGGGCTGGATCAGGTGGCTGAATTTTGCTCGTCCGAACTAAACACTTACCAGTTTGCTTGGATTATTTGCTATTTGGCAGGCGCATATAAGAACTCAACCCTAAACCTTGAGGTCAATGGCCCCGGACAGGCAGTCATTAACGAGATGCGTAACCTTAAACGGCAAGCAACCGCTATGGGCGGCTCTGATGCTGCCAGCCTATACAACGTACTAGCCAATATGCAGCACTACCTCTGGCGGCGTAATGACAACTTTGGCGGGGTGTCAAACAGCATAGGGTGGGTGACCACTCACTCTAGCAAAGAACGGATGCTTAATTATTTCAAGGATTATTTTGAGCGTGGTATGTGTAACGTGTATGGCATAGATTTATTAGACGAGATGAAAGGTATAGTACGTGACCAAGGGACGATTGCAGCGTATGGAAGGGGAAAAGATGATCGCGTTATTGCTTCAGCGCTGGCCTGTGCAGCCTATGCAGAGCAAGTACAGCCCAGACTCATTGCCCAAAGACTTACCCGTGTCAAAAAAGAAGCCCAAGACACAGCCGCCACAAATCCTGAAGGAGAGCAAGTCAGGAAACAGGTCAATAACTACCTCAAGGCACTTGGCTTTTAGGTATGGATACGGTACTGACTAAACAAGACATCATCCGCAGGCTTGAGGCCATGCGCTCCAAGCGTAAGCGCGGATTTACCATGCGGATGTTCGCTTCCTTTGCCGCCATAGGCTATCGGCACATGGAATCCATAACCCGTGACGGATCAAGCACCTTTACTGAACTGACTCAGCGCAAACTAAGTAAGGCGCTTCTAGCCTTGGAAAAAGGGGAGGCTGGCCCAAGAATAGACATTCTGGGGCGCAAGTTTATTGACTACCACCCAAGGGCTAAACCAGTTTTGAAGCGCGGGATGGGGATAGAAATGACCCCCTCCGGCATCAAAATGAAGGTAGGAATCACCAATAAATACGATTTTTCTAAACCGCGACTTGATGACGCATTGAAAAAAAGGGGCTAATATGGCAGTGATGAACGACTATAAGTGTCCGGCTCACGGGTACTTTGAATCGCGTGAAGCGGTATGTCCTCATGGATGTACCGATGTACAAGTGGTTTTCTTGCAGCCTGTAGGTATGACAAGTGATCGTACCAAGGGTAGCGACAAGACCCTGAAACAACTTGCACTGGACTTTAAGATGAGCGATGTGAAGTCTGTCAAACAAGGCGAAGCACAACCACCACGGTTTGCTAAACCAGATAATCCGTTTGCTCCGCGATGGGGTTCTCCGGGTGATCTTGGCGGCTTTAACTTGCGCTCTGTCGGAGGCGAAAACGTATCCGGCATTGGAGCAGTGAAAGAAGGATCAAAACTTTCGGGGCCGCGTGTTGGCAGTTACATTGCCGACCATCAAAACTTGAAACTTGACAAATGAGAATACCTACCGACCCATTAGAACGCGAGATGTTCTACATGGACATTATGCAAAAGTGCATGGTGTCTATGGAAAGCAGACGCACAGAATCAGAAGGCTTGCGATCCTACTACCTGTTTGGTGCAGGTCCAGAGGAAGCGCCAGCGCAATATAACAAAATTTTCCCGCACATAGACCAACTATCTGCGTTTATGTATGCAGCAGATTCTACACGCTTTTCAATTAACATTGGAGCAAGCGAGTCTGAAGAGTATCAGCGCATGGTGCCTGTTTTAACTAAGGCGCTCTACGATTATTGGTTAAATAGCAATGCAGATCAGGTCTTTGGTCAAGCATTGAACTGGTCATTTTGCTACAACACAACCTTTGTAAAACCAGTTTGGCGTAACGGCATCCATCCGTACATGGTGGAACCCGCTGCTATTGGCGTGTTGCGCGAAGACGTTCCGTACACTGACCGTCAAGAAGCGATGATTCAGCGCTACTACATGACCAAGAGCGAATTGTTCTCACGGCTGTGGTCGCATCCCAAGAGAGATGAATTGGTGCGCCGCATCACCTTCTCTCAGCAAGAAACGTCTGACAATGCTTCCGGTATGGATCGTGTGATTACGTCCGCAACCAATCCTACCATTTACGGAAACATTAACTTAAACCTCACTGGCGTAAACCGCTACGTGCCAATGATTGCCGAAGACACGGTGATGATGCACGAACTTTGGATTTACGATGATGAGATTGATGACTACCTATGCGTCACGATTGCTGACCCTAACGTAGTAATCTTTGATCGTGCGTCCAAGATGATGTTCTTGGAAGGCGAAGTACCTTTTGTTCAGATTTCTCCCAATCCGCAGTATGACTACTACTGGGGGCAGTCAGAAGTGCAGCGTTTGATCTTCTTGCAAGACATGAGGAATAAGCGCACCACTCAGATCATGCAATTACTGGACAAACAGGTAGACCCGCCCACGGTATTGCAGGGTTTTGGTGGCCTATTGGATGAGAAAACCTTTGCATTGCGCCGTGCTGGTGGCCTATTGGCTAACGATATGCCCAATGGCAAGGTCGAACAGTTCGCTCCAGACATACCAAATGACATATTTCGTGAGATTGCTGAGATTGATGCCATGTTTGCGGAGGCTTCAGGTATCGTTTCCGTTCTGCAAGGCCGGGGTGAAAGTGGTGTTCGTAGCGCTGGACACGCCTCCCAACTGGCTCGACTCGGCTCTTCACGCGCTAAAAAACGCGCTTTGGTCATTGAAAGCGCCTTAGAGAAACTGGCAACCCTCTATTTGAAGATGATGATGGTATATGACGATACCGTTTACGTTGATGAAAAGGGTAATAAGTTTATAGCCAAGCAGTTTACCGATGATTTCACAGTGAAAGTGGACGCGCACAGCAACAGTCCAATCTTTATGGAAGACCAGCGGGAGATGGCTTTCAGCCTGTATCAGGCCGGAACTATCAGCAAAGAGCGTTTGATCGAGATGATTGATCCGCCCATGAAGCAGCAACTACTTGAAGATTTGAAAAAACAGACTCAAACTGTACAAACACCTCAAAGCCCTGAGATTCCTCAAGGCCAAGAGCCAATCGCACCTCAACCGGGAGAGATAGATGGCGGCCCTGCCTAACCAACCAGAAGGAAATCTGCGTAGCGGAGATCAACCCCGCGCTACCGAAACGTCTGTCAAGGATACCGAAAGAGCGATGGGAAGAATTTCCTATACACGCCAAGCACAGCGTGGAGGGTTCCCCAAGACCTCATACGGTACACGATACATGAGGAAATCATAAGTGGCGAAAATGCAGTCACGCCCTTTTTTTTGGTTGACACTATAGTTTGTCTCAATTGAAAATCCGCACATCATAGGAACAGGAAACTTTATGGCTGTTTCAAGCAAAGAAATGATGGATATGCTCAAGTCTGAGCAACCACAACCCACACCGCCTCCCAACGAGCAGGCAAGCCAAACTGCACCCATGCCTTCCCCCATGACCACGCCTGAGCCACAGTCGGGCAACATGGAGCAAGCGCGTTTGAACGTGATGATGGCTCTCGATATGCTGCAAAACGCATTGCAAACCTTTGGCCTTGAGTCCGAAGAGGGCATGGCACTTCAGGATGTTGTTGGAAAGATTACGGCAAAATTCGGAGAGCGTGAGTCTGATACCCGTCAACTCATGCCAGCAGAAATTATGAACTTGATTCAAACCTTGCCGCAGGCGGGTGGTGCAACCCCTGAAGCAAGGGCATTAGCAGCAGCACCAGCACCCGGAACTCAACAACCTCCATTACCAATTTAAGGAGAAGTAAATGGAACTCTTCAAACCCCGTGGAAACTTGGCTCCCCGCCGACCCACAGACAACACCCAACAGAACGGTCAAATCGTCAACACTCCGCGCTTTGCAGAGTTTGGCGGCTTAACTGCTCCCAACAAAATCGGCCCCAAGAACAAAATGACTCTTGGTAAGCCGGGTGACGGTAAAAAAGTCATCTAATTGACAGAAAGGGGCTAACAAAATGTCATTAGAGAATTTATCCGTAGAAGCACAACAAGAGTTGGCAATGCTCGCAAAGACTTTGGCTGAAGACCCAAAGACGCGCAGATCATTCCTTCAACTTACTAAGCAAGTACGCCCGGATGTTCCAATCCCTGAGATTGAGATTGAAGAGCGTACTAACTCAGTCCTTCAGCAAGCCGAAGACCGTGTTAAGTCTTTAGAAGACAAACTACGGGCTAAGGAAGCACGGGAAGAGTTAATGAAACGCCGCGATACCCTAGTCAAAAAGGGTCTTGTCGATTCTGAAGACGATATTAAGGAAGTCGAGAAGATCATGGTTGAAAAAGGTATTGCCAATCACGAAACCGCTGCTGAATACCATTCGTGGATGAAGCAAGCGGCTGCGCCTACACCATCACAGTTTCCTCAACCAGTAATGTCCAAGTTTAATACCAAGGACTTTATGAAGAACCCTGTTGGTGCGGCCCGTGACGCGGCTCATGCAGCATTAAGTGAATTTAGGAAAAATCCAAAGCCTATTGGCTTTTGATTTTATTGTTTTAGGGGCTTTTTTCTAGGAGATTAAAAATGCCTATTGGCGGAGGAATTATACCGGCCTCTGGGAGTCAACAATACACGGAACTTACGTATGTAACGCGCCGTGCGTTTATTCCCAAGATGGTCGTGCAGATTTACAACTCTACGCCCCTCATGGCTGCACTGATCGCCAATAGTCAAACCGCTTCTGGCGGTGTGTCCTCGGTGACGGTTCCAGTTCAGGGTTCGCAGTTTGTTAATGCTCAGTGGTCAGACTATTCTGGCTCGTTTGCACAGCCTAGCGTTCAGCAAGGCGCGTACAACGCTGAGTTCAACTTGAAGTTACTTGTCTCTCCCGTACCGTTCCTCGGTATGGAAGGTGCAGTACAGCAAGACTACGCAATCATCCCCCTCATCGAGGCTCGCATGAATGACGCGACCAACGTGATGATGGATGCAATGGCTACGTCCCTGTACAACAACGTAAGCGACACCCAACAGTTTACTGGCTTGCCAATCGCTGTTGACTCATCGGGTACATACGGCAACATCAGCCGTAGCGCATACTCATGGTGGGCTTCCAAGGAATACGCTGCTGGTTCGGTCAACCCGACCCGTCAGAACGTACTCCAGTACATCTCCGGTACCGTTAAGAACTGCGCTGAAGTACCTACTTTCGGCGTTTGCGGCTTTGGTACTTGGACGCTTCTGGCTCAGGACTACGTAGGCCAAGAGCAGTACATGATTACTCCGGGTTCCGGTTTTGATGCCGATGCCAATGGCCCACAGGCTGCTTTCCGCGCCCTGATGGTTGCTGGCGTTCCAATCTATCCTGATCCTTATTGCCCGGAAGGTACTCTGTACCTGCTGAACACGAACTATCTGTCCATGTACATCCATGAGCAGGCTTCGTTTGCGTTCACTGGCTTTGAATCGACTCTGCCCAACTTCCAGATTGGTTACGTTGGCGCGGTTCTGATGATTGCCGAAATGGTAAGCACCAAACCTAAGTCGATGACGAAGGTCACTGGCTACAACTCTCTGACACTGTAAAGGAGAAATAGACAATGCCTTCATTAGCCCTTAATAAAATCGTCCTTGCTAGTGCAAACGCTAACAGCACGGCTGCGTACTTTGTTGCAGGCTCAACTGGCCTGACTTCAGGCGCATCTTCCGTGCTTGCTGCTGGTTCGTATGTTTTCTACCCCGTTGCAAACGTGGCTGTTCAGGTGAATAACTCATCTGCTGGTACAGGTTTTGCCAACGTGTTAGCAAATAACACTGGTGGCTTTATGATTGCAGATGGCACCAACGTGCGGATCACCAACTTGGGCAACCAGTTGGCAACGTCCACTTACGTTGTTGTTGGAAGCGAGACAGCGGCTCCCGACACCTTCGGTAACTAAGGAGACACTATGGACGCAAATGCCGTAGGCCGTGAATACCCAGATGGTTTTGGGTACAAGCGCCTTGGTTTCCTTCCGGGTCAATCACTTGGCACGGCTGGAGACACTGTTGTTTCCGTTCAGGACGGCAATAAGTACATTGTGCGTCAAGTTACTTTGAGCAATTTTAGCGCTGCTGCTACTGGTGCTGACGTTGGGGTTCATACCTCAACGGCGGCAACTGGTACCGATGTTGCTGATACTCAAACACTAACTGGCGCATCCAGCACAGCATCGTATGTAAATCTTACGTTGTCTTCTGCTGCAAATGCCAATGTGTTTACTGCACCTGCCTTGTATTTCAACGTAAACGTTGCTGCTACAGGTGTTACCTGTGACGTAGCAATTTATGGAGATATTGTCACGCTATGAGCAAGAGTGTTTTTGTAACCAATAAAGGTGTTCCTTTCGTTGGTCGTTTTGAAAACGTGGAATACACGTTTGATAACGGCAAAGAAGTGGAGTTATCCCTTGAGGCTGCAAAACACATTCTTGGTTACGGCGATGATAATAAAGAGCCATATTTTGTAAGGCTTGGTTGGATGAAGATGAATACTGATCTGCCCCGCGCTTTAGAGCGTATGCAGACCGTTTCATTTTCATCTGAGCCTGCAAAAAAAGTCCACTTGTCAGCCCCGGTGGTGGAACGAGTAGCCGCACCAATGCCGAAGGTGTTAAAGCCTGAAAGCAAAGGTGTGGCAAAAGTCCAGTTACAGTAATGGTAAAAAATGCCAACTCTAAACGAATACATCACCGAAACGCGGCGATTGCTGCATGACGTTAATGGTAATTTCTGGACTGATCAAGAACTAACAG